CCAGATTTCTATAACACCACGTAAATATTGTGAGATATCAGATTTGAAATCTACCCAAATATCATTCTTAATGAATACAATAAATCTAGTACTAAATATCAATAATATCCAACCAAAACAAATGCCTGGAAATATAAGCCATAAAAACAAAGCATGTAATTTATTCATTTTCTCTCCTTCATTTCTTTATATGCTATTATAACAAACTAAACACATAAAGTCAAGTTTATTTTGACATTAAAATAAAAAGTGGACTTGAATATTTCATGTAATATTCAAGTCCACTTTTAAATTTTAGAGGTTTAATGTGTTAGATTCACCTGTTTTGTATTTCTCTAATTTATCAATAGCAGATTCATCTAAATGCTTTGCGTCTTCGGTATGTTGTTCTTTCAAGTGTAATAAGAAATATTCTTTTGTCTCGAAATCAGAATTACAATGCGGACAATAAAATAAATTCTGTAATACAGATGTAACGAACTGCCCTTCCTTCTCTCGGAAACTCATATCAACACTTAGACCAATCGCACTCTGAACACCTCACACATCCTTCTAAGAAAATTACCTTTTCCGAACATTGCGGACAAGTCATACCATTCTCCATTTCAGTGACATATACCATCAACAGCTTCTTCAATCGAGTAACTAATGACGAAATCGGAATATCCAAATTATCCAATGTCTTCACTATCAACTCAATCTTCACATTATGTCGTAACAATAACGAAATAGTTCGGGCAATTTTGTTAACATTATTTTGACCTGAACATTTCCTATCATTATCTTCAATATGACAAACCATAATTCCTTCTGATTCGGCTAACTCATTTAGTGCTTCAATAGTACCGAAAGTCGTTACTTCTGATTCCCGATTGTTTGTGGAAACGAATAATGCGAATGGCCGTTCCATTTTCTTATCTTTGAAACATAATGAGATATACCATTTTTTACCTTCAGATACAATCTTATTACCTAACATTGGGTAAGTTGAAGGCAAATCCACTTGATGTGGAATAACTTCTCCACGTTCATGATCTTTCCATTCATTAAAGAACTCTTTTTGTTCTTTCTTGATATTTTTCTTTTCATCTTTGGATTCTTTTTTACTTTCAAGAACCGCCATCATTGTACCTTCTCGATATGTCGTTATACCTCGGCCACCTTCACGCCATAATCTCCGATATAATTGATCAAAATCAGTGACTGGATAATCCGCAGGTAAATTGACAGTTTTTGAAATTGAATTATCAATATGTTTACCTAACAGAATGAATGTATCTAAATGCTCTTCTGCGGATAAATCATTAGCACAAGTGAATACACCACGTTTTTTGAAATTGTCATAGACCTCTTCGGAATAATGTTTTACAATCATTTCATAAGCGTAATCATTAACATGAATTTTCTCAGTCAATCCACGATTCTTATCAATCATAAAATTTGAACATTTTGAAACCAAAACTTCATCATCACCACGCATTTGAAATTTGAAATCTTGTGTTTCAAACCATTCACCAGATTCCCATTCTGGATACTTTAATGTTTTTAGAATTCGCTTGGAATTGTGATTCGAAATAACCCAACGATAATATTCTAATTCATATACTGGTTCAATTCCACCTGAGATACATCCAGCATATATAGATAAGTTACCTGTAGGAGCGACTGTTAGAATTTGTGAATTTCGTAATCCAAATTCTTGAATCATCCCTAGAGTTTCTTCATTCAATATACCTGAATTTTTAATGAAACCTTGATTTAAACATTTCTGATCCCATAACAAAAACGGACCTTTTTCTTTAGCTAATTCAGCCGATGCTTGATAAGCAGTATTAGCAAAACATATCATCAAATCTTCGGTGAAAATTAATGCTTCAGGAGAACCATATTTCATCCCCATCATCATTAATGCGGAACCATAACCAAAAATACCAGCTCCAATTTTTCTACGAATCTTTGCGGCTGTTTCTAACTCTTTAAATGGATAACCTGAAATATCAATTAGATTATCTAACGAGCGAACTAGCAGTTTAACATCTTCTTGGAAACGTGGATAATCAAATCCTTTTTTACATGTTTCATTTTCAGCAAAAATATGATTATAAGTTTCGATGTTAACATAAGTACATAAATTCAATGAACCTAGATTACAAATGTCACCTAAATGCTTATATATAATTCCATCTTTTTCAAATACACCTCCATCAGCAAGCATACTGATTTCACCACAGGGATTTGTGCCAGTTACTTTTTGATAATGAATAATGTTATTGAAACGATTGGCATTATCAATGAAATAAATTCCAGGCTCATTTCGTTTATGCATTGTTTCAATTAGGAAATCCCAAACTTCTTGTGCTGGTTTGGTATCATAAACTACTTTTGGATATCCTTTTTGATCCCACTCATCAAAGTCGCCATTCCATTCTTCGTCATATTTCTCGAAATGAATATCTGGAAACCAGAAATCCCAATTCTCTTTAGCTCCCAATGCTTCCATAAACGCATTAGGAATGATAACTGACATATTGAATTTGGTCAACATATTAGGAATTGATTTAGCTTTGATATAATGTAGAGATTCTGGATGAGTGATGCTTAACATTGACATCTCAGCACCTTTACGAATCTTCTTTTTCAACTTAGCATTTTGACGTTGGATTACATCTTCGGATGAACCTCTTGTGATAATTTCTGCTGATTTATCATAGATTTCCATGAAAGCGACAACGCCTGGCGTTCCTACTCCAACACCTTTAATTAATGTACCTTTTGGACGTATATGATTGAAGTTGAAACCAATTCCACCTTCTGTTTTCAAGATTTGTGCCGCATTACCTAAATCAGCAAAGATATTGGTAATTGAATCTACTGGTTTGGTGGAACGTTGGGCGCCATAACAATTGAATGAATGAACATTCTTTATTCCTGTACCTGTATTGGCTGTTACTCTCCCTCCAAAAAAGATATGTTTTGATATCAATGAATCGTATAGTGCTGATTTCATTTCTTCTGGTTCAGCACCAAATATCTCATTAACTAATCTATGTTGTGTATCTTGGATTGATTCCGTTTGGTCTTGGTAATTATCAGTCCAAACCATCTCTTGAAAACCATTAATAAAAAATTTGTTCATCTACATATCCTTCCATAAAAAATCAATAAATTCATATATCACTTTAACTTGTTTCTCAGTAAACTTCCATCTTACATTAATATTATCTTGTGCCCATTTATAAGGTCCTTCTTGATTAAATTCTTCAGCCATAGCGGACCAATCAGCAACCATTTCGCCTAAATATAAGATAGGCATTGATGTAGCGTCAATCAGCTCTTTAGGTTTATCTCTATTAGGATTGATTGGATCACGATTATCACTCCAAAATTCTGGATGATGAGCATTACTTAATAAGTGTCTGGTAGTTGCCCAAAGTACTTTGTCATTAATAGACTTATCAGCTTCAAAATCTACACCATCCTTTTGACATTTCTTAATCCAAGTCAAATATACATAAGGTAGATATTCGGGATCATCATATTTTGAAAGGTCATGAAGTTTAACCACACGAATCAATTCAGCAAGCATATCGAATTCATAAGCTAATTTGACTGCATATTTTTGAACTCTCCGAATATGAGTATCTGTGCGTTGATGAAAGAAGTCTACCATTTCTTTCGTTGGTTGATTTAATGGTTCATTTTTCACGATAATTTCTCCTCTAAGAATCTGTTATTATCGCCATTCTTATCCATCTCATTTTGTGTGATTTCATATCCAGTACCGGAACCGTCTTGACCAAACCAACCAGCACCTTTCAATTCAAACGTCCCTTTATAATCCATCATCCGTTTTACATCGCTATGACATTTTGAACAACATAGCAATTTTTTAGTTTCACTATAATCAGCTAATTTAATTTTAACCTCATCTACATTATTACACTCTATACATTTGAAATCATAAACCGGCATTTTTCTCTCTCCTAAATGTTTTTTTAGATTTTGATAATTTTATTTTAATTGCCATTTCGCCTTTTAATCCAGAATAGATATTATCTTTAATTAATTTTCTGAGAATTTCTCTTTGAATTCCCTTTTGGATTAATTCTCCGAAATCTTTTGCTTGTATACCATTGGGCCAGATGAAACATTTTTCACCAGCTAACATATATTTTAATGTTTTTTCTTCACCTGTTCTATCATTATCAAATACAAATATAGGTTTATCTAACATTAATCTAGCAGTTTTTGATAAATCTGCTCCTAGCATTGAAATTGAATTGTTAATAACATAAGAATCAATAATAGATTCGAATACATACACTCTTGATGAATAATCTACACTATAGAGATTATATACTTTGAAGGTAGTATTAGGCATATGAGTATGAAATCGTTTGCCTTGAATTGATCTACCTTGGAATCCATAAACTAATTCATCATTATACCATAGAGGAAAGATAAGCATTTTTCCGAAATGATAATGTTTGGATGGACAATACAATAATGTTTTAATTATTGATTCTGGGATTTTTCGTTTTTTACAATATTCTAATCCTTCTTTAGAGTCAATGTGGTCTAAAGGGAGGAATGTTCTTTTATTTAATGGGAACAACTTTTTTGGTGTTAAAGAGTCTTGCTTCTGTGTTATATTTATAGTTTTTCTTTTGCCCTTGATTTTTCCAGACTTGATATCTTCGATGTATTTTGTTTTTTCGAAAGCTTTATATTTCGAGAAAACTGCATGATCAGTTATCGAAATGAATTTCCGAACCGACATACCTTCAGGAAGATGATTATGACACATAAACGTATTATGATCACATTTAGCGCCAGCAAAGAGAATCCAAGCTCTCCGTTTATGAGGAGAATTTCCTTCATTACAAATTGGACAAAAGAAATTATAGCCGTAATCTCTTCGCTGGACGTTTTTGAGGTTCAGCTCATTAACGAACTGAACCTCATCAAATGGGTCTAGCATACAAATTCACAAATTTCATCTACTGAGATAACTTTAGACGAACAAGGAATCAATATTTTTTTGGTTAATGAACGATTTTTACGTTTGATATCAGCGGTACAACCGACTAACATTTCACATTTCAAACAACAAATATTATTAGTTTGGAGGCATGTTTCAGGTCGATATTTAGCACCACAAAAAAACTTATTATCCATTTTTGTTTCTGTACTCATGATTTATTTCCTTCTATGAAAAGAATGATTGAATTGATGTTTCAACTACAGATTTTCTATCTTCAATATCCACAATTTTAAAAGTGTCAGTTCGCTCTTTTGTTTTAAATTGAACTGATCGCATTGCCATTTTCTTCATTCTGTGTTTTGAGAAAAATGTCATTAATTTAGTAGCGTTGAACTTTCCACCATTATAGTTATTATAACACAACAGAATAGATTTTACAACATCTTTGGGGATATAATCGAAATCAATCATTCGTTGATTAAAGTCATACCGCATCTTCATTTCTGGATTAGTTTGTAAATATAAATCTAATCCTTCTTCAAGAATCTTCTCGGCTGTTTTGATACCAACACCTTTTTTAATTTGCTTTAGATTATCATCACCAGCTAACATAAAGTGTAATTGTTGATGCCGTTCAATATTAATTGGTGGAATAATTATTTTTTGAACTGGATCATATATATGAATATTTTTTCGTTGTAATTGATGGAAGTCTTTATCTGATGAACAAATAAATACATCTTCTGTTTCTGGACAATTCCTTGCCAAGATAGCAACAATATCATCCGCTTCTGCTAAATCAACTTTAAGTACTTTGAAATCTGACATTTCATCTATAGCATTCATTGCTTCATCGAACGCTTCAAAAATCTTTGACCAATTAAATTCTGTTGACTTAACACGATCACCCTTATACGTTTGACCTTTATATTCAGGCATTTCTTTTGTATTTTGAATATAATAATCGTGTCGCCATGAGGGTTTTGCATCTAACGCTAATATAACTTCATTAGTTTTGGATGCTTTGAATTTATTGGTTAGAAGTAAAATAGACGAACACATTGCTGAGATTAAAAAACCCGCATTGATTTCACCAGTAGGGACAGATATCCCATCTTCATTAGGAGCATATTCAATAATATCCTTTTTAAGTCTCCAAAAATTCCTGAAAAATAAATGTGACGTGTCAATGATTATCACTGAGTAACCCCCATAAATTCAAAAGATTCTTGCTTAGATTCCTGATTAGTCAATTCAGTAATCCTTGATTCAATAACGGATACAGCTTCTGATAACTCAGAAATCATATCTAATTCAAATGATGTTGGTTGACCTTCCGAAACCATATCCAAATCGAATTTAACATCGTTTAGATAATAGATTAATGAATCCTTTTCGTTCCAGAAAGAATCAGTATCTTGAATCCATTCGTTACTGTAATTTTGTGGTAACATTGTTTTCCCTTATTGAAGAATGATTTGCTTTCCATCTTCTTTAGCAATTGGAGTTACTGACCCATTTTCGTCACGTTCATAAATACGCTTCTCATCAATGTTTTTAATCTTCTCAGTAATAGTTTCGCCAGGAATATCATTCCAATATGTACCTAAGATATTATACATTTGAACGGAAGCTTGCATTACTTCTTCTGCTCTTTGGGGGTTTGTTTGATCTTGTTCAAAACGGTTATTAGAATGAAATACAATCATCCCCGCTTCAAGCAAATCCAATAAACGCTCATAACGTTCACGTAAACCCAATTCATTTCCACAACTTGAACAACTTAATCTACTCATTTTCTTTCCTCCTAAAACGGAAACTCGAAATCGGTTTCCTTTGCTTTTGTTTTTGCTTTTAAAATTTAGTGTATTGATTTTGTTGAGATCATCATCTTCATACACAATTAGATTCAACACACGCTTAAAGATTTTTTCGTTATATTGTAATTTTATATTCTCAATATTAAACATTAGATTATCACTATAATTGGACACCCATCGTAATGTTAAAGTTGTAGATGGTCCAACTTCATCATATAATGTGACAATTTTTAGGAAATTAGTTCTAGATATAGCATAATCGACATCGGACATTTCTGTTGCTCCACCCCATGCCATCGAACCAATATTAATACCATTATCTAAAATTATTTCAAGTATCTTTTCTTCTGTGCTTAGTTCAATCATTTTGTACTCCTTAGTTCAATCATTTTGTACTCCTTAGTCGAATTTCATTCCAATATCTTCTGTTGCTTCACGATTTTTCTTTTCTTTAGATCTTTGGGTTTCCCACGCTAATTCATCTTTAATGTGTTTAGGTAACTCTTGTTGATCTTCTGGCAAATCTTCTAATCGCATATGACAACGGGTAACACCTAACGTATAAATTTCATTGATATTATCACCATATCTAGTTTTCAAAACTTTTAATAGATATTTTCCCATTTTGAATAATTCTTCATTTTGAATGATAGCATATAAACCATCAACTGTCATTGGTAAACCATATGAATCAGCCGTATCGGACATATCAGTTTCGTTACCAGATTCCGCCCCTGAACGATTTGTTTGTGTCGCTGTTAAACAAGCACAATTAAATTCACGAGCTAATCCACGCATTTCCTCAGCAACTGATTTGACATATAGATATGAGTTTGATAAAGCTGATGCTGGTAATCTAAATGAAGCAAATAAGTTAATATAATCTAATATAATAACATCAGGTTCAAAACCATCTTTTAATTTATATTCTTGGAGTAAGTTTTTGAGATGGAGAGCATTACAAGCACCTGCTGAATACTCTTTAATCTTCAATTTACCAGAAACTTTCTCATATACAGATCTAATCTTTTTCAAATATGATTTTTTATCTAATTCAAGACCAAAATCATCCATCGGCATATCGAGAAAGTTGGCATCAATTCTTTGGGCGATTAAATTCTCATCCATTTCGCCTGATACATACAGTACATTATAACCTAAACGAGTTAATGAAGTTGCCATATGACATAACCATAAAGTATTATGAGACAAAAACCCATTAGTAAAATATCTTCTATTACCTTCTTCTAATTCAAGATCATACATTTCTATTAAATCTTGGGATTTGTTAATACTAATTACACATTCTGGACCATCTTCAGTAATTAATTCAATTCCAACTACAATATCTTTTACATAAATTTCTTCTAAATCTTTAGTGAACAAAATATGAGTATCAGCACATTGTATACATTTTCCACTTTCAGTTTTAACAGTCCAGATGATATAAGGAATTGTTTTGCCACATCTTTCTACATCTTCCCAACCAGAGTCAGTTAAAACTTCATATTCGTTAGTGTTATGTACTTCCGTGAATTTTTTCCCGATGTTCATTAATTATTCCTTTTATAGTTTTATAAACTTTGTTCGGATCATTTTTGAAATCTGATTCCCACACTACATAATAGCCAAAACCAAATTCTTCTATTAATTCTTGTTTTATTTTATCGTTTTTGTGAATTTCATCACATCTTAAATCACCAAACGGATGTTTATAATTTTCTTCGTTATATATGGCAGGATTAGCGTGCCATATATCACCATGAAATTCAATACATATTTTCAAATTACTAATAACAAAATCATATAAATATGCTTGTTTTTTGTGAGCTTTCGCAAATTCGTGTTGGTGTTCATAAAAATAACACTTTTCTGTCTCAGTTTCATTTAAATAATTTTTCAAAATATACCAAAACAATTCCTGAGATATTTTAGAATACCCACTTGATCTATTTTTTAATAAATCTTCATATTTTTGACCACCAACATCAACACCATACATATTAATATATTTTTCTAATGAAATACCCTTTGACTTTTGTATATCGTTATAATTAGGTAAATTCTTTAATGTTTCTTGCCATTTCTTCTGTCTTTGATTAAATACTTCTAATCCTTTTTCTTCGCCGTGTTTTTGTATACATATTTCTTTTGAAAATGTTTTTTGTCGTTCTGAATGTTTTTGTTTTGCTTCTTCCAACGAATATCCTTTTTCTAACCAATATTCTAATTGTGTTGGAATTAACCTATCATCATAAACATTATCATTCCATAAGCTTTTCATTTTATTTGAATGTTTCGTGTATAATTCTTTAATTTTAATTTTTCCCTCTTCTTCGCTATATCCTCTTGATGTCCAATACACGAGACTTCTGGATGATTGTTTTTTTAAAGCGTCTGGATCTTTTAATCTTTTCTCCGCATTTCTCTTTGAAATTAATTTACCCACCTCTTTGGCTCTACATTTAGAGCATAAATTTGGATATTTTCCTTTGCTGTGTGCTTCATTTTCACAAAATAAACATTTCATAATTAATACTCCTTATGTTTATTTATAATAGAACAAATATAGGCAAAGGAATTATATTAATTTATGAAATTTTTCAATTGATATTTGTTCTATTTTTTTTGTTTTTTTGTTTCTGATAGTTATTAGTGTATCTGGATGAACGCATTTTCCGATATTAGTACGACCGAGTAGGCAACTGATCGATTTACGTCTTAAACCACCATTAAATGCTTCATTAATTGCGTCCACATCGAAAGCAATCATTTCTTCTTCATTAGTATAAAATTCATACCGTTCAGGAGCATCTCGGAAATAATCATGTCCTAAAGATACAGTGAAAGAGATGGCTAACGCATCTCTAAACAGATCTGGCAAAGCGCCTTTGATAGTTGGATCAGATTCACCATCTCCCATAACAGCATCGACCGCTTGTTTTAGTGCATTTTCGAAAGCTCTATTTTGGGCAAATTTTTCTGTTTCATTGAATAATAATTCGTCATCAACTTGGTCTAAGTTCTTGACTTTATTGATATATTCGAGGCAGATATCTGTTTCGCCTTCTGTTAATTCCATATCATTTTCGATAATTAGGCGGATATCGGCAGAGGAAGGTTGTTTATTGTACTCATCAGAATATTCTTTAATTTTATTGAAGATGATTTTCTCAGAGTCATCAAAGAAATCTTCTTTTAGGTGGGCAATCACTTTGCGATAATAATTCGCTTGATTGAATAAACCAGTAAATATATTAGTTGAGTTCATTTCATCGTTTCTGGATAAGAGTTGGTTTCATTTATAATACTATTATAATATACTTATTCTTAAATGTCAAGTCATTTATTTATTTATTTTCATATAAGCAGAAATTACATCCGCTTTACCGATACCAGCAGTCATTTTATTATCGTTTAATGTATGCCAAGGTATCAATTTTAATTTTTCAATATCACCTTTTATTAGAATCCAATGATAAGAATTATCTACTTGAGATTTATCAGTTGTATTGATACCTAATTTAGTATTTCGTTTAACTGCTAAATCCCAATCCCAAGTAAGCCATTTTTGTGCTTGTTTGGTTTTATTATAGATATGAATTTCTAAATCTTCATGATCTGTTACAGGTTTCGTTAGTCTCATATTTATATTGGAATTAGTTTTCCAGATTTGAAATACACATGGTATATCTTTGGGTTTATCTTCAAACAAAAATGAGTTTTGTGGTAATTGGATTGACTTCACTAGATTCAAATTTGGATTTATTTTATGTTGTGAAGTATAAGAATATTCTAATGTTACTGGTACAATAAAAGCTATAGTATTAGCTATTGAAGAAGCTTTATTGATAAATTCTGTAGCTAATTTACCTTTAGATCCAAAAGGTGGATTTCCGATGATAATATAATTAGGATTATATTTCAATTTAGACTTGAACCAATCTAATTTGACAATATCGGCTCTTTCTGGGAGAATATCGAATGCTAAGATTTCGTTTGTGAAATGAGTTTTTAGTGAGTCTATAAATTTACCATTGCCAGCACTTGGTTCCACAAATATAGTATCTTCTGATATATATATTTTTAGTTCTTGGATACAGAGTTCTACTGTTGATGGTACTGTATACCATTTATCTAATATTTTAGATTTCATTTTTTATTTAATCTATCCACTAACTTATTGAAATTATTTAGATTTTTCTGATATAATTCTTGACGTTTTTTGTTATTATAAGATCGAACAGGAGTTTCATCATAACAACAAGCACACTTCCAAACTTTCTTATCCGAACAATGGTCTTTAGAAGAATAAGATTTAGTAACAATACCTGAACATTTTTTACAAGTTTTTTTAGTAGCCATAATATTCTCCAAATAGAAAAAGCCCCATTTGCTTATAACTAAGTATAACAAATGAGGCTTCAAAAGTCAAGACTTATTTTAGATTAATCCAAATCTTCTTGAACATCACCGGATAAATCTAATATATATTCAGCATCACCATATTTGAACATTTCTTTTAAAACATTCTCGAAACCTTTATCTAGGAAATCTTCCCAAAATTCAGCATCAGTACCATCTTCAATAATCTTTTTCTGAACCTGAGGTAAAGTATCTAACCAAACTTTTAATGCGTCTTTAGCATCTTTGGTTTTACCTTTACATTCAGGAGGAATAACACCACCGATATTCACTCGATATGTTCTGGCTCTATCTGGCAAAATTAACCATCCTGATGCTTCTGCCGCAATATCTAAACCAGAATATCTAGCCATACCATTTTCATATGAGATTTTGAATTTGACTTTCGTTTTCTCACGAGCTAAACGGTTTTTAGTCGCTTTAGATGTGAAAATTCCACCAACTATATCATCTCCACGTTTCAATTGTGCTTTGGTTAACTCTAACGTACATGAATTAGCATATGCGGGACCTGAACCACCAGCAACAGTTGTACCAGGAAAGAATGAACC